GCAAAATGCACAAGAAATTTTAGTCCTCGGTGTTTTGCCTGGTCTTGTAAAACAAAAGCTTCCGCCACAATCACAAGATGGTCCTGGTAATAATCCTTAAAAAATTAAATAAAATATGACAATTACAACGATAGATATAAGAGCTCAACAACAGTATGTTAGGATAGCTGCATTTAACAAGGCTTTGTCTGAAGGCAAAACAGAGGCTGAAGCCTCAAATATCTCAGCTGCAGCTGGCAATGAAATTGGAGCACTGCTTCTTTCTCAGATAGATTTGAATAAAGACACCGAAGATCCTATTGGCCCCGTCAATGTATATTCAGGTGTTAATAGTGTATCTAGTGTATCAAATACAGCATCAAATACTATGGGTACAATTATATCCACTATTAACCAACAACTTACACATGAGTGTGGCACGACTCCATACATTAGACAATTTGCAGGCTTATGTCATGGCATAGCCCAACAAATTGCAAATGGCATTAGGTTCGCAATAAACAAAGTTTTAGAAGCTTTTGGAATAGATCCAGCTTTGTCAGGAATTTCTGCTACAATAAGAAGAATTGCAAATACAATATCAGAAATTGCATATTTTGCTAAACAAATAAATAAATTTATTAATGAAGTTGTTTTAGTTATTGCACAAATTAAAGCTTTAATTGAATATATTTTAAGTTTACCAGCAAAACTTCTTGCACTTTTTAAAAAATGTTTACAAGAAGCTCAAGCTGAACTTAAAAGAGCTATTTTTAAAACACTTAATACCGGCACAGATAGTCTTGTTGGTGATACAGCAAAAGAACTTAATAATTTAGCCGAGCAAACACAAAGTTTGGTGAATGAAAGCAAAAAATTAATAGATGCTCCAAGTAGAATTATTGCTGGCATTGCTGATCCAGCTACACTAAGTAGTGGTGAAAAAAACGATTTAATAAAAAAACTTTTCCCCGACAATCCACCACCAGAAGAAGTATTTAATTCATATGGTACGAGAGCAGTTGCATAATTATGGCTGATACAAATACTACAATCACTCCAGAAGAAGAATCTCTGTTAATTAAAGGAGAATCTTTCGGTGGATTTACTCAAAGGCCAATTGGAATTGGTGAATATCCATATGTTACTGTTGAAGAAACAGCATCAGGCCATACAAAAATTGAAGATAATACTGTTGGATCTGAAAAAATTGTAGAGATTCACCGAACAGGAACATATACAGCTATACTTGCTGATGGTTCACAAGAAAATAAAATTATAGGTAGAAATGTTGTTATTGTTGAAAAAGATAATTTTGTAACAATAACAGGTGCGTGTAATATTACTATTCACGGAGATTCAAACATTGAAGTGAAAGGGAACAAATATGAAAGAGTCATAGGCAATTATACATTAGAGGTTCAAGGAGATTTTACAAAAACCGTTATTGGAGATGATAGCACTTCTGTTGGTGGTGATGCTAATCTTCTTGTTAGTCCAACAGGGACAGGAAAATTTAGATTAACCACTGGTGAATCTGGGTCAGCTATTAAAAGTTCTTTATTTGTTGATGGAGAAGTACAAGGCACATCAATTTCATCAAAAACATCCGTTACCGCTGGCACAGGAATTATAGCTGGTATTCCAGGATCAAGTGTTGTAGGATCAGAGCTTATGGGAATTAGAACTTTAGGTGGAATCACAGTTGGTGCAATGACACCAGCATTGCCAGGTTGTGTTGATGCTGTTGTAAATGTTAAATCACCATTGATTACTGGCATACAAGTTTTAGATATTAGAGGTCCAATGGAACTAATAAGACAGATGTTCAATGGACATATTCATCCAACTCCAAGAGGACCAACAGGCCCTCCTACACCCTTGATGTAATGGAATTATTATGGCCGCAAATAGTGTATTCGCTCGTTTAAATTATAGTTTTGATGACAAAAAGTTTGGCGATAGCATTTATCTAACAGATCAAGCAAAAAAATTTTTAGAGCTTGCGCCTCCTACTGTTACAGAATGGCAACAAAATGATATTGCTGACGGCGTAGTATCAAGAAGTAGGTATTATGTAAATCCTGCGGCCAATGTTTGTTCTACACTTTTAGCTAACGCTAACATTATTTTTGCATCAGCTAATAGTGACCCAGCAAACACATTTACACAAATTGGTGCAGGCAATGCTGCAATGGACTTAGCTAATACCACATTATTATTCATCACAGAAATTATAGCATTTAAATCACACACAGATAATATATCCGGACTAGTAATTGCCACATCTAACAGCACAACAATTCCACAACTTGATTCGGTTGTTAGTGTTGGCCAACAACTTTTAACTTTAACTAATACAACAGACGGCATCTCCAATTCAACGCCAATGCTTGGCAGTTTAACTAGCCTGTTTATTGGTGACGATTTAGCTAATAATAATTTAATTATCCACACCGATAGACTTGCTATGGATGCTGCCAATGTGGGTGGAATATCAAGTTTAACTGCAAATCAAATTAATACCATTATAACCCATGTGCAAACAGCCAACACTTTAGTTAGTACCAGAAGATTACATGATTGGAATTTTTACGAAAAATCTTATCAAATTTTGAGCGATTTTTACTTTGTTAAGAATTTTACCAGTATGGGTAATACAAGTACATATTTGGTTAATAATTTGATTGGAACTGACCTTATAAAGACAAATATTGCCAACACATAGAATAAATAGAACATGGCATCCTCAATAATCAATAGACAATATAGTGATTTGGACTTGAATTTCATTATTCATCCAGTCAAAAAAGATATCAATAGATGGACAGACGAACAAGCTGTCATACACTCTGTTCGGAATCTGTTGGTTACAAACCATTATGAGAGACCATTTCAACCAGACTTGGGTTCTAATATTCGTAGGATGTTGTTTGAACCATTGGATAATATTACAGCATCAAATTTAGAAAGAGAAATAAGACAAACTATTATTAATTTTGAACCTAGGGTTACAATAACAACTTTACAGGTTGCACCAAATCAACAACAAAATGCATTTGGTGTATATATGGAATTTGAAATTATTAATAGAACCGAACCAATAACAATAAGATTTTTGCTGCAACGGATAAGATAAAATGGCTAATAGACTCCGTGTAACGGAACTTGATTTTGACCAAATCAAAAATAATTTAAAAACATTTTTAAAACAACAAACGAAATTTCAAGACTATGATTTTGAGGGTGCTGGCTTAAATATTCTTCTTGATGTATTGGCATACAATACACATTACAATGCATATTATTTAAATATGGTTGCCAATGAATCATTTTTAGATACAGCTATTCTAAGAGATTCGGTTGTTTCACATGCTAAGATGTTGAATTATATTCCTTATTCATATACAGCACCTATTGCTACAATCAATATTACAATAGATTCTGGAACAACAACTCCTGAAGAAGTAACTATTCCTAAAGGTTATATTTTCTTATCAAACCCAATTGATGGTACATCATATGGTTTTGTAACCCTTAATCAATATACGGCTACAAAATCTGGTACATCTTTCTTTTTTGAAAATGTAGAAATATATGAGGGTCAATTGGTTACATTCAATTACACATATACTGAAATTGATAACCCAAAAGGCATTTTTATTATTAACGATACTAATATTGATACAGAATCTATTAGTATTACCGTTCAACCAAATTCAGCAAATACAGCATCAAGCATTTATTCAAAAGTTGATGATGTTTTAGATATTACCTCTGATAGTGAAGTTTTCTTTTTACAAGAAGGCCGAAATGGAAATTATGAAGTTTATTTTGGTGATGGTGTTGTTGGTAAAAAATTATCTGACGGATCAATAGTATCAATTCAATACTTAATAACAAAAGGTGATGTTGCCGACGGAGCTGATGCATTTATTGGAACAAATAATATTGGCACATATTCAACCTTCACGATTGATGTGGTTGATGTAGCTGCAGGTGGTTCAATTAACGAATCTGTGGACTCTATTAAATTTTCAGCTGCTGCTCAATATGCAACACAGAATAGGCTTGTAACAGTTAAAGATTATGAATCATATATTAAAAGTAAATATCCAAGTGTAGATAGTTTGTCTGTTTGGGGTGGAGAAGATAATATACCTAAAGTATTTGGTAAAGTTTATATTGCACTAAAACCAAAAACAAATTATTTTATTTCTGAAACTGAAAAACAAAGAATCATTGATGATATTATTAGTCCAAAAGCTATCGTTTCTGTTCAGGCAGAAATTCGTGACCCTCAATTTTTGTATATACTTCTTGAAAATGTAGTTCAGTATAACACAAAGAAAACGGCATTAGACGAGCAGACAATTAAGAATAACATTAAACAGGCTATTTTATTATACAAAACAACAAACTTGGATAAATTCAATTCAACATTTATCCAATCAAAGTTACAGGAAATTATTGATGCAACAAACGGAAATTCAATTGTTGGTTCTGAAGTGTCCGTTAGAGTTCAAAAAAGATTTGAACCAAAATTAAATGAATCAGCTAGCTATACAGTTGAATATAATGTTCCATTATTCCGCGGAACAACGACTAATAAACTAACATCAACACCGTTTACCGTAAATGATATTACTGGAATTAGTAGAATTGCTTTCTTTGAAGAAACTCCACAATCATTTACTGGAGTATCAGAGGTTCAAGTTATTAATTCTGGATCAGGATATGTAACACAACCAACAGTAACAATTAGTGGTGACGGTACTGGTGCAACAGCTGAAGCTGTTATTGTAAACGGTAAAATACAAAAAATAGATATCGTTAATCGTGGTGTTGATTACACAAGAGCTCTCATTACAATTACCGGTGGAAGTGGATTTGGGGCAGAAGCTGTTGCTGTTATTGATGGCCGTTCAGGCACACTAAGAACAATTTATTTTGATAGCTTAGCACAACGACAGATTATAAATTCAAATGTAGGAACAATTGATTATGATAATGGTATTATAACTATTACTAGTATCAATTTTCTAACAGTTGATTCTGATGATGGCCTTGTAAGGTTAACGATGCAATCAGATAAAGGTATTATTCAATCAACAAGAGATACGATTGTTACTATTGACGCAGATGATCCAGTTTCTATTTTAACAGAGCTTGAAAAGAAAAGTAATACATAATGACCGACCAAGCAACTTCTTTACTGATTAATAGTCAGTTACCAGAATTCGTTCGTGAAGAACATCCGAATTTTATTGCTTTTCTAGAAGCATACTATGAGTATTTGGAAAACAAACAAGGCACACAATTAAACGACCTTGTAACCAAATCAAAACAGGCAAGATATTTTACTGATGTAGATTCTTCTGTTGCTGATTTTGAAGAAAACTTTTTCAATACCTATGCAAATTTATTTCCTCAAGATGTATCGGTTGACAAATCCATTCTGTTGAAAAGTGTATTACCTTTGTATCTTGCAAAAGGTAATGAAAAATCATTTAAGTTATTATTCAGATTGTTGTATAATGAAGAAGTTGAAATACTTAAACCAAAAACAAATGTTCTAAAACTATCTTCGGGTAATTGGATAATTGAAAATAATTTTAGAGCTTCGCAAGATGTTTATAGCACATACACAGGCAACGGCACAGAAAAAACATTTAAATTAGCTCAGATAGCTGCATATGATGATGTTACCGTATATGTTAATGACATTGAACAAACATCAGGTTATGCTGTTAAAAAAGAATTGAGAAAATTGGTTTTTACTACAGCGCCAGCCAACAATTCGGTAATTAAAGTTTTATACGACACTTTTAATTTTGTATTATTAACAAATAGAAAAATAATTGGTAAAACTTCTGGTGCATATGCTCTTATTGAGAAAGTAACTCAACGAACAGTTAATGGTGTACCTGCATATGAATTATATGTAAATTCTAAAACTTTGGTTGGTGAATTTGAAAATGGTGAATCTGCAACAGTAAGTATTATTGATCCTGAAGATGATACTTTAATCACAATTGAAATTTTAGGGTTATCTAATTTAAGTGGAATTACTATTCTTAATGGTGGTTCTAGCTATAATGTTGGAGATACTGTTGTAATTACCGGCGGCGGAGCTTCAGAAGATGCACAGGCTATTGTATCAGAAGTGTTTTCGGGTTTTATTAATAAGATTACTGCTGTTTTTGGTGGTGCAGGATTTAAAGTTGGATCAAATGTTAATGTGGTTGGTCTTGCTGCGAACACCGCATTGGTGTTGGCAATAGATGGTGTTGACACAAGTGGCCAAAATACAGCAAACAGTTTTACTGTAAACACGGATAGAATTGCTGATCTCGCAACAATTAATATTTCCGATGCAAATTACGGATTTACTTCAAGTGTAATCCCTGGCGGTGAGAATGCAAATACCAAACTCGTTGATGCATTTTCTTTTACTACAATAACTTCTATTGGTGCTATTACTAATGTTGCAATTTTATTTTCAAATACAACATTTGCAACCGTACCAACTCTTGATGCTGATTCAGCTCAATATATAGCAAATTCAACAACTCATTTTGTATTGAGTTCAGGTTCATTAGGTAGAATTTCTATTAATGATGCTGGTAACGGATATCAAATTGGTGATGAATTATCGTTTAGCAATAAACAAATGCAATTTGGTATTGGAGCAGCTGCAGCCATAACAAATGTATCTTCAAATGGTGCGATTACACAAGTTGAATTTCAACCATCAAGAATTATAGGAACAGCTAACACTTTTGGTACAATAAACTCAACCGTCATTGGAACAAATACATTATTTGAAACTGCACTACGAGTTGGTGACAGAATCATGATTAATAATGAATCACGATTTATTAACACAATCACATCAAATACATCACTTAATGTTAATGTTAGTTTTAGTAAAGCTTCAACAAATAAACCTATTGGTAAACATGGTCAGCATTTAATTGGCGGTCAAAACTATGTAGCTGATAAATTACCAACAATAACAGTATCATCATCAAATGGCGCAAATGCTAATTTAACAGTTTCAGCTTTGATGGGCGATGGTGAGAATTTGTCTGGTCAGTCCACAAGCCCGTTAGGTCAAATTCTAAATATTCGTATTACTGCTGGTGGTTTTGGTTATGAGTTTCCTCCACAAATTGTTTTAACAGGTTCTGGTGATGGTACTGCTCAAGCAAATGGTGTTATTGAATCAACATATGTAACAATTCCTGGTCGTTGGACCACATCAGAAGGTATTCTTTCAGCCTCTGAGCGAGTTGTGCAAGGCCGTGAATACTATGTGGATTATTCATATGTTCTATCGTCATCGGTTGAATTCCGTAAGTTTAAAGAAATATTTAAAAATCTAGTTCATCCAGCTGGTTTTATACAATATGCAGAGTATAAGATTGATGAAACGATTGCAGCTAATAATTTATCAACATCAACAATCACTCCAGCTAAAACAATTTCTGGCGTTGTTAATGTAAATAACAGCATCTTTATAACAGGTATAAATACTAAGTTCCTTTCTGCTCAATCTTTAGATATTATTTCTGTTGGTACTAGTGTAGCTGTTAACACGGAAATTAGATACATTAATAGTATTGTAAGCGATACTTCATTAACAGTTAATCCAGCATTTAGCCAAACAGCTAATTTACAAGAAATGGTTATTTTTAGTGGAGTTGAACCTTTGTTAGTATTTACTGAAAATAATTTACCACTTGTCACAGAAAATAACGAAATAATAATACTATAACAGGAAATATAAAAAAATGTCAACAGCTAGCTACGCTAATAGTGCTTTTGAAGCTGCCAACTCAGCTGGTAGCTACGCTAATAGTGCATTTACAACTGCTAATACTGCTAACGCAGCTATTAATACTAAAACAACAATAAATGCATTAAACTTTCTTTCAGCTCCATCTTCTAATACACAAAACACAATATTTTTAGTTGTTGATCTGCAAACAGGAACACCAACAACTAGAAAAATGTCATTGTCAGTTTTGTCAGAAAGATCAGCAAACTTTGCATTTCAAGCTGCTAATAGTGCTGGGTCATATGCGAACGCAGCCTTTGCGGCCGCTAATAGTGCAAGTGGTGCAGCTGCTGCCAGTTCTTATGCCAACTCAGCATTTGCGGTTGCTAATAGTGCCAGTTCTTATGCCAATTCAGCCTTTGTTCATGCAAATGCAGCCTTTGCGGCCGCTAATAGTGCAAGTGGTGCAGCTGCTGCCAGTTCTTATGCCAATTCAGCTTTTGTTGCAGCTAATAGTGCTGGTTCATATGCTAACTCAGCCTTTATCCATGCGAACGCAGCCTTTTTGGCAGCTAATAGCGCTAGTAGCGGAGCTGCTGGTTCATATGCTAACTCAGCATTTCAAACTGCTAATAGCGCTGGTTCATATGCTAACTCAGCTTTTATCCATGCAAACTCCAGTTTTGGTGCAGCCAATGTATCTGCAAACCTTGCATTATCATTTGGTGCTACAACAATATTGGAAGTAACACATTCCGGTTCTGCTGCGTATTTGTTTTCTCAATATGATTCGTTAAATAATCCCAATATATCTACATTTAGTGCTACAACTATAGGCTTTAAGTTGAATGTCACTGGCCATCCATTTCAAATTCGTTTAGGAAACAACACAGCAAACTTTGATACAGGACTTGTTCATGTATCACCTACAGGAACTCTGTTATATGGAAGTGCAGCACAAGGTCAGGTAGATGGAACATTGTTTTGGAGAATACCACACAATTCTGTAGGGAATTATAAGTATCGTTGTTCTATTCATACATCTGCAATGCTTGGTGAAATTAATGTTGCTAACACAGCAGGTATTTACCTTGCTTATAACACTTAATAAATAGATTATATCCATGGCAACTAATTATACTTCCAAAAAACTGTCGTTTAATAACGCAGAACAATTCAAAGAATCTTTTTCTGAACCAGAACCAGCGACTGTTGGTTATGTGTTCATTGGCAATCATATTCCTTATGCAAATGAATCTTCTCCAGATTCAATCGTAGATTCTACATTTGATGAGAAGTCTGTATGGGACAATATGTTTGCAGCCAAGAGGATTACAGGTAATGATGTTGAATTGGTTGTACCTAGAATTAATTGGACAGCCAATACAAAATATAAACAATTTGATGATAAAATTGAAATTGATACATTGTTGACTGGTAATACAACACTAAATTTGAAACCAATGTATGTAATTACTTCGGGTAGAAATGTATATAAGTGTTTGTCAAATAACGCTTCAGCTAATTCAACTGTAGAACCAACTGATGACTATGTAACATCAAATGGTACAATTTCAACAGCCGATGATTTTGTTTGGAAGTATTTGTTTAATGTTAAACCCTCAAATAGATTTTTAACTACCGATTGGGTTCCTGCACCTGTATCAACATCAAAACTTGACTATGGTGTTAGTTCAACCAGTCCTGTTGATGGCGAATTAACAACCATTATTGTTGTTAATGGTGGAACAGGTTACTCAAACCCCACAATAAACACCACGGCATTTAATAGTGGAGTATCAACAATAACTCTTGCAAATACAACTAATGTTGCTGCAAATATGGTAGTTTCTGGTACCGGTATTCCTGCTGGAGCTATTGTTACATCGGTAAATACCGTAACTAGTGTTGTAACACTTTCTTCACCAACAAATGCGGCTGGTGGAGGGTCAGGAAATACCACAACATTCACAACAAGAATTTACATTGAAGGTGATGGATTAGGTGCTGTTGCGTCTGCAAACATTGTAAACAGCTCAATAGCAAAGATAACTGTTACCACTTTTGGTACAGGATATACTTTTGCAAATGCGACCGTTTTTGGTTCTGGTACAAGTGCAAATACAAGATGTATAATTCCTCCAAAATGGGGTCATGGATTTAATCCTGCAAAAGAAATAAATGCCAGTAATGTTATGGTGAACGAAAGAATTGGTTCTGTAAACTCAACCGAACAAGGATTGATTTCAGTAGATACCGCAATCAGGCAGTATGGATTGTTAAGAGATCCGTATAAATATGATAGTATAACACCAGCAGTAAGCTCCAATGCAAATACTGTGATTTCACAAACAACCAATTTGACGCTAGTTGCTGGTGTTAATTTTACATTGAATGAGTTTGTATATCAAGGTGCCTCTGCAAATGCTGCAACTTTTTATGGTAGAGTTAACGCACAATCCGCCAATGAAGTCAGATTGACTAGGGTGAGAGGAGTATCTACTGTTGGTGGAACACTTATTGGTGCAACATCAGGCGTTATAAGAACCGTTGTTAAAGAAGCAAAACCAGAATTTGAACCGTATACTGGCGATATTTTATACGCCGAAAATGTAGCTAAAATAGACAGAGCAGATGGACAAGCTGAAAATGTCAAGTTTGTTATTAGATTCTAAGGATAAATTTTAATGTCGTTAAATACCAATTTTAATGTTGATCCATATTATGATGATTTTGATGAAGATAAGAAATTTCTGCGGATATTATTTAAGCCTGGCTATGCGGTTCAAGCTCGTGAATTAACACAATCTCAAACAATTTTACAAAAACAAGTAGAGCGTTTTGGTGAGCACATTTTCAAAAATGGTTCAGTAGTTTCTGGTGGCCAACTTTTTATTCATGATTCAACTTATTTAAATGTATCTACTGATTATGTTGGAACAGCAGTAAATGTAAATAATTTTGATGGTAAAACAATTAAAAACACAGCTGGAACAAAAACTG